ATTGGAATAATTGTATTCCGCTTCGATATGATTTCTATAAGGGTGTGCGTCGTATGAAACTCCTCACAAGCCGACAAATACGCCAAGTGCGTGATGTCTGCATTTTCCGTATCAATGGAATGGAAGTATTCTTATAAATCTCATATACTATGAACAACTTACAATTAAATTCAGAGCAAAGCTCTGCATTGCAAGAGTCGCTCGGCATATCCGAAACAAGTTTCAATCTGCTCTCGCTTAACTGCAATTCAGTGGAGAACATACCGGGCATAAACGCAAGAGCTGCGTTCCAAGTGGATAGCTCGGCTGTGTTCCGTGAACAAGGGGACATTGTTCCTACGATTATCGATGACCGCACTTCATTTATGCCGTGGGGTGGCGATAATCAAATGCCGTTCGACATTCTCAACCTTATTGAGAGTGACGAAACGCTTTCCACTTGCCAAATCTTTAATGCCGAAGTGTGTTATGGCAGTGGATTGGTGTACCAATCGGAAAATTGCTCGCCACAACACAAAGAGCAGATTGAGGATTTCTTCCTCGATAACGACATAGCGAGTTATTTCCTCGGTGTGTCGCAAGACTTCAAACACTTCGGGTTTGCTGTCTCGGTAATCATTCTCAATCCCGACGGCAACAAGATTGTGCGTCTGCTCCGTAAAGAGGCGTGCTACTGTCGCTTTGCCCCTGCCAACAAAGAGGGAAAGATTGATAAGGTGCTGTATGCTAATTGGCGTAACGCCATTTCAAGCCGTGAGCAGATCGAGGTAATCGAACTGCTTGACTCGGCTTCTCCTTTCGTGGACTTAATGGCTCGCTTGAAGAACAAGACGAAAACACGAAAGTTTGCTATGGTTTCGCGTGTGCCTACACCCGATAGCACTTATTATCCCATTCCTTATTATGCTTCGCTTTTCAAAGGGAAATGGTATAATATCAAGCAGCTTATCGGTATGGCAAAAGAGGCGAAACTGAAAAATACTGCACCTATCAAATATCAGATTGAAATCTCCAATAAGTATTGGGAATCAATCTTCAAGGCAGAGGGCATCACCGACCGACGCAAACAGCAAGAAAGAATCGTGAAAGAGAAACAGCAAATTCTTGACTTTCTTACAGGTGCAGAGAATGCCGGTAAGGCGTGGTTCTCCACCTTCTATGTCAATCCTAACGGCGATGTGCAACACGATGTGGTAATCACCAAGATTGACGATGACAAGGAAGGTGGCGATTGGGCTACGGACATTCAAGAGGCTGTGAATATGTTCTGCTTTACGATGCGTGTTCACTCAAACCTTGTCGGCTCTGTGCCGGGCAAGTCGCAAACGAACAATTCAGGCTCGGATAAGCGTGAACTATATACTATCGCTCAGGCTCTGCAAAAGCCATATCACGATATTCTATTCGCCGTGCATCGAATTATCATTCGCTTCAATGGTTGGAAAGGTGCTTATCCCGACTGTCCGTTTATTATGCTCTCCACTCTTGATGAAAATCGTGACGCTAAACTTGTGTCATCAAATAATAAGTCTAATCCTAAACCTAATGACAATGATACTGATAACGAATGATGAAACGCTTCGTCACTTTATGCCTAACGCATTTGCGACTGTCAAAGGTGAAACGCCTTTATTTGACAAACTTACTCCGTGGCTCACTGCCTCGGAGCAGTGGCTGAAAGAGAAGATTTGTGGCGAAGATACGCTTGCCGAAATAGTGGCTCTTGACGATATGAATGTCGTCAAAATGCTTGCTTCGCAAATCGTGGTGTCGGACGCTATGCGTAGTGCCATTCCGTCACTCGACCTTGTGCTTACGCCCAACGGTTTCGGGATTGTCAGCAATACGAATGTAGCTCCGGCTTCAAAGGAGCGTGTCGAACGGCTCAAGGCTTCGCTGTTAGACACGCGTGATAAGGCCGTAGAACAGTTGCTCAACCAGCTTCCACTAATGCAGTCGTGGACTGCTTCGGCACAATGCAGATGGTTCACGGCTACGTTGTTCCCCAACATTGACCTCGTGTCGCTTTGTGGCTTTACCGAACATCGATGGGAGAAATACCTTGAATTACGCTCAAAGGTCCTCGATATCGAAGACTCTCTCGCTGAAGAATATTTCTCTCACGAGTTAATGGCTGTTCTACGACATCAAGCCCTCGCTACATCTGCGAATGAAAGTTATGCTTGGATCGTCGCACGAATGAAACCACAAATTGTGGACTTCATTCACGACAAGCCAATCAATCAACGAAAGATGATAGACATCGTCAATTTCATTCGTAACAATCCTGAAGAGTTTCCTGAGTGGCACAACTCCAACACGGCAAAACTATTTTCGCCACCTGTATTTGTAAACAAAAAAGAAAATAAAGGCTATTGGTTCTAATTATGAAAACAATTAATCTCATTGTGCCTCGTGGGTGGCACGAACTCGATGATAAGCAGCTACGATACGTTTTCGGTCTGCTCGCCGATGATTATACTTCGGCTGAGATACGCACGCTTTGCCTTGTTCGCTTCGCGCGTTTGGGCGGCACCTCGCCAAAACCAAAGAAATCTTCGTTTTGGTCTCGGTTTGCACCAAAAGTCCGTTGGTCAGGGCTGCAAGTTATTTATCGCCACAACTCTGATTTTGTGTTCCGACTCGGAAAGGACGATTTCAAACTGTCGGCAACTGTCGTTGCTGACATTATTCAAGACCTGAAGTGGCTTGATGAAATTCCGTCGTTCCCGGTCAGAATATCTCGCATTGGTAAGTTTACCGCTCTGCCATCGGATTTACAGTCTGTCCCATTCGAGAAGTTTATCTATTGCGACAACCTCTATCAAGGCTATCTGCATACGAAAAACGATTCTCTCATTGACGAAATGATTAAAGTGCTTTATGACGGTTGGAATTCTAAAGGACTGCCGTTAGAGAGAATTGCAACATTTTACTGGTTCGCTTCGCTCAAGCAGTATTTTGCAAAGACATTTAATCATTTCTTTCAACAGACTGATAGCACGGACGGCAACTTGCTCGGCTCGGCAAAGAGCATTGGCGAGCAAGTGACCGAAGCGATGAACGCTCAAATCCGTGCCCTTACCAAAGGAGATATCACAAAAGAAAAAGAGGTATTGGCTATGGACTGTTGGCGTGCGTTGACCGAACTGAACGCTCAAGCAAAAGAATATGAAGAACTTAATCGAAAATACAATACGAAATAGATATGGAAAAGAATTTCAACTGGAATGCCGTAGGTTTCTTTGAAAACCTTACGGCTGAAAATCTGCTCGCTCAAAAGGAGCAGTTCTCATTCTGCCGTGTCAGTGGTCTTGACGGCTTCGAGGAGATGCTTGACAATATGCAATCGGCGACGGCTTTTGTCGCTGTGTCGGACATCGCTCAGGGATTTACCGAACTGAATAACACTCCTCGCACCCGAAGAGTAAAGACCATATTCTTCGCTATGCGTCATAAAATTGACGACATGAACGCTCGGCAAGAATGTATGGAGATTATGCGTGAGCTGTTCCGTCAGTTTATGTCTCGCTTGATCCTTGAACGAACAAGACTCGAACAAAACTGCATTTACCTTGACCCTCGCATATCGTTCAACGAAATTGACCGATATTTCTTTTCGGGCTGTGCTTGTTGCTACTTCCAAGTGGCTGTTGATGTGTTTACTGACCTTAGATTAAATGAATCGGAATGGGTTGAGAGGCTCAACTCCCAATAAAAGCGTTTGCTATGGAAAACATTTCACAACAACAAGCACAACAAGAGCGTGAGAAATATGTGCTTGCTTTCAACGACACGATGCTGAAAATTTGGCAAGAACAAATCACACTGCTCGATGTCATTGACACTCGGCAGTTGCTCGTTTCGCCAATGGCTTTCCCGGTGCGTGCTGACGGCCGATTCTTTGAAGTCGGACTCTCGCAAGCATTCCTCGAATATGGTCTTTGGCAAGACTATGGTACAGGCAAAGAAACGCCACGAGGAAACTCCGGGGACATCGGTCGTGAAAAGAAACGAAAGCGTCGCCGGTGGTTCTCTAAGAAATACTATTCATCGGTGATGAACATTCGTGATTTCTTCGCCGATAACC